TACAGCTATACAGACTGATGTAACTACTTACTCACTACCATCTAAGCAGGTTGAATTTACTTTTACTGCTAATAGTATTAATGATATAGTCTTTTTTGATTTCAGCACTACAGGTGAGAGTGCTAGATGTGAGATTTCTTCTATTGAAATTAAAGAAAAAAACAACTATCTGATCCCTTCAGTAACTGAGTATGGAGGAAATATATGTAAAGTTTTAAGAAGGAAATTTAATGAAGTAGGACAAGATGAAGTGTAATGGCTGATAATAAAATAATAGAAGAAGCTTTAATAAAGGAAAATAAGCCAATTATAAATGCCCTAAAGAAAGAACTTAACTTTCAAAAGCACATTGGTAAGGGTACATTATATAATGGATTTTATTATAAGATAGTAAATAGGACTAATTCAATTTCACTTCAAATTCTTAATGACACTCCTTATATGTGGCTAGTTAATGATGGAAAGTCTACAGGTGTTAATGCTAGTTATAACGATATAGATAATTGGACTTATGATAAAGAAAAAAATGGAGAACTAACATTTGGAAGTGAACACGAAAGAGCTAATTTTGTAAGTAGTGTCAAGGAGAAACTAGAAGATGGATATTATACTGCAGGAGGTAAAGTAGTTGCACCAAGAAGGTATTTCTTTATAGATTTCGTAAGAGGAAAAACATCATTAATGTCCCCTTTAGCTAAAAGGTTAAATGATGCAATAGTTAAAGATGTTCAGGATATAGTAAATAAAGAATTAGTAAGTAAAGAAATTAAATTAACAATAGGTTAAAATAAATATATATGGCAAGGAATCCAAAATTAGCAATAGAAGTTGAGATTAAGAACATTAAAAAGATTGCAGATTTAAAGAATGAGCTTAAACAGTTAAGAAAAGAACAAAAAAAACAAGAAGCAGAATCTAAATCAGGTAGGCTTCAATCTCATAAAGATGGTAAAGCATATAAAGATAGGGCAAAAGCAATAAAAGAAAACTCTAAAAGTCTTAGAACTTTAAATAAGGATATGGCAGGTGCTACCAAAGCAACTAAATCTGCTACAAAGTCTAATAATGGAATGGCAAAGCAGTTTGTTAAAGGAGCTGCTGCTATTGGAGTGGCTGTTGCTGCTTTTAAGACAATATCTAGTGCTATTAGCAATTCTATAGAGTCTTTCACGCAATTTGAATTTCAAATGGCTAAAGTTAAAGCTATAACAGGTGCCAATAGGACAGAATTTCTACTACTATCAAAAACTGCACAAGATTTAGGTCGTTCTACTTTCTTTACAGCACAGCAAGTTGCAGAACTACAAACTAATTATGGTAAATTAGGATTTACAACTGATGAAATAATAGCAGCACAGGAAGCTACACTTAATTTAGCGACTGCAACCGATACTGATTTAGCTAGAGCAGCAATAGTAGCAGGTTCTGCTGTTAGAGGTTTTGGATTAGATGCTAGTGAAACTCAAAGAGTAGTAGATGTTATGGCTGTCGCATTTACAAGTTCTGCTTTAGATATTGAAAAATGGCAAACATCTATGACTAAGGTAGCACCTATTGCAAAATCAGCAGGATTCTCTATTGAAGATACAGCAGCAATTATGGCTCAATTATCTGATTCAGGAATTGAAGCTTCTATTGCAGGTACTTCATTAAGGAATATATTACTTAAAATGCAAGACCCAAATTCAGATTTAGTAAAATCTTTTGGGAAAACAATTCATTCTTTAGATGAACTTGTTCCTGCTATGGCTAAATTTAGTGAAGAAGGAGGTAGCCTTGCAGAGATAATGGAAATTGTAGATGTTAGGCAAGTTTCAACATTTGAGCAAATGATTACTAGTAGAAAAAGGACATTAGATTTACGAGATGCTTTAAAAGATGCTAATGGTGCTGCAGAAGAAATGGCTAGGATAGTTGGAAGTACTTTAGAGGGAGCCTTAAAAAGGTCTACATCTGCTTGGCAAGGATTTCAAATTGCATTTGTAGATAACTTTGGAGAGGAGTTAAGAAAAATTACTGATGGGTTTGCTTCTTTTATGAATAAATTAACTGACTTTGTAGAGATACCTGTATCTGAGAAACTTGAAAAAGACAGGACTTCAATGAATAATTTATTTAACGCACTAAAAGAAACTAACATATCTCAAGACACGAGAAATAAACTTCTTGTTAAATTAAATTTAGAGTATGGAGAATACTTACCTAATATAATTACTGAGAAAACAAGTTTAGAGGACTTAAAGGTAGCTCAAGTTGAAGCAAATGCAGCCCTACTACAAAGAGTTACTATTTTAGCTGCTGAAGAAAAATTAGTTAATATAAGAAAGAAACAAATTGACAATGAGATAGAAGCATTGGATTTAGAGGTGAAAAAGCAAGAAGCATTAAATTTTCAAATAAAGGCTAGAGCAGAAACAAATGATAGGTTAGCAGTATCTCTAAACAGTATAGATAATCAAATGACTAATGCTAACATGTCTGTTGATGAAAATACTGAGAACTTAAGAAGAAATAAAGAAGAAGCAGAGGAGTTGGCAGGAGAATATGCTACTGCTGCAGCTGCAGCTACTAATTTAGGTTCAGATGTAGATGCCCTTGTAGAGTCTTTAAACATATCAACAACAAATACCAATGAATCAACAGATGCAATAGTAGCTAATACTAAAGCAAAAGAACAGAATTTAGATGTAGAGAGAGAGATGGTTCAGCTGTTAATGAATAAAGGTGTTAATACAACTAAAGAAGAAGAAGCTAGGATTCAAGAATATCTTAATGGATTAAGAAAAAAAGAGATTGAATTGCAACTAAAATCTTTAAACGAGTTTGTAATGAATGTTGATTTAAGAAAAAAATTATTACTTGAATTTAATGCATTGCAGGCAGATACAGATGAAGATGAGCAAAAAAGAAAAGATGATTCTTTCCAAGCAGATGTAAAGAGAGCAATAATGTCAGGTCAAACAGCAGAAGAAGCAATGAAAACTGTTGTTAGAGCACAGATAATGGAAGCTGTATCAGGATACATAGCATCTATATTTAAAAGCGTACCATTTCCTTTTAATTTAATATTAGCAGCAGGAGCAGCAGCAGCAGTTGGAGGATTGGTTGATAAAACATTAGCTAATTTTGGAGATGGAGGAATGATTGAAGAATTTGCTGATGGAGGAATGGTTCATGGAGCAAGTCATGCGAATGGAGGTGTTAAGTTTGCAGTAGGTGGTAGAGTAAATGAATTAGAGGGTGGAGAGGCTGTTATAAATAAAAGAAGTACAGCAATGTTTAGAAATCAATTATCTTCTATGAATGAGGCAGGTGGAGGTGTTAAGTTTGCTGATGGTGGATTAATGAGTTCACCTTCATTTACAGAAGCTCAGTTTGGTGCTAATAACCAATCTGCAATGATGGGAGCTATAGGAGGACAAAGAAAAGTAGTAGTAGTTGAAGCTGATATAACTGACAGCCAATCAACTGTTAGTGTAATTCAGGCTAACGCAACATTTTAAAACTTAAACAAATGTTTGTTGATAAAAAAGTAAAGAAAGATAGACTAGATACTTGTAAAAAATGCGACTTTTACAGAAACTTCGCAATGCTGAAGTACCCTAAGTGGACTAAGGGAGCAAGATGTGGTAAATGCAGTTGCTTCTTAGATGCTAAAGCAACTCTTACTAAAGAGTTCTTTGGAGAATGTCCTTTAGATAAATGGAAAGAATAATAATTAAATAATAATAAAATGGATTTAAACTCAATAGTAAAAAACTATAGTGATGAAAAGAAAGAGATGATTGTTAATTATGCTGAATTAAATAAAGAAAAAATGCACCTGAATAATGAGTACCATTCAGCAGCTTTGAATTTATTCTTTGAGCTTTGGCACAATCACTTTCCCTCTATTAAGCAATCTAAATCGTGTAGAGGTTGCAGAAAATCTGTATGTCATTTCTTTCATAAAATAGCTGACTTTATTGTTTCAGAAAAAGATAAAAAAGCAGAAGTATTGCCTGAAACTGCCAAGCCTAAATCTAAGGCTAAAGCTAAGAAGAAAGTTTTATCTAAAAAATAAACTATGGCTAAAAAGCAAAATAGTATAGAGGTGGCTGAGGAGTATATGGATATTTTAGATTTAGAAGTAAAAAAAAGATTTATAGATCCTACATCAAAAGATACAATAAGACATCTAATTGAGAAAGGAATTATAGCACCAAAGATTCTTAGGAATTATATGATAATCTATGATTTTGACTGTATGCTTAGATTCAATGAAGGCAATAGAACTCATACTTTTATGGATTTATCTATCAAGTACGACATATCAGAAAGACAAGCTCAGAGTGTGGTTTATAAGGAGAGAAGGAAGCAGAGTAAGTCAGAAAATATCACATATTAAAATTTGTTCCAAAAGTTGCGTAAGATTGTCATAACATAAATTTATTTTTGTGGCTATGAATGAAAATTGGTACAACATAAATTCAAAAGCATCTAAAGTTGTTGATGTTTATATTTTTGATGAGATAGGAATGGGTGGAGTTAATGCTCAAGGATTCATTGAAGAAATCAAATCTTTTAAGGACTCCCCAATGAATTTGCACATTAATTGTGTGGGTGGAGATGTATTTGATGGAATGGCTATCTTTAATATTATCAAAAAGAGAACTGCAAAAACTACAGTTTATATTGAAGGCATTGCTGCAAGTATGGGTAGTGTTATTGCTTTAGCTGCAGATAGTGTAGTTATGGCTGAGAACTCTTTATTTATGATCCACAACGCTTGGGGTGGAGCAATGGGAGAAGCTAAAGAAATGAAAAAAACAGCAAAGCTTTTAGATAAGATTAGTGGAGAGATTGCTGATATATATGTTAAAAAAACAAAGTTACCTTATGATAAGGTAAAAGAAATGATGGATGAAGAAACTTGGTTAAATGCTGAAGAAGCATTAGAACTAGGATTTATTGATTCTATCTCGGATGCTATTAAAGTGGCAGCCAAATATGATGTTTCTAAGTTTAAAAATATAACAAACAAAGAAATTAAAAATAAATTGAGTATTAATATAAAAAGTAAAAAAATGACTGATGAGTTAAAAACTTGGTTTAATGGGAAAGTTGAAGATATTATCGCTAGAGTAAAAAGTGAAAATGTAGATACTGACTCTAAATCAAAAATTGAAGTTACTATGTCTGATGAAGCTGAAATTCTAAACAAATTTTCAGATTTTGAAGCAAAAATAACTGAAGTTAGTGGGTCTGTAACTGAATTAGAAGGAGAAAAAGAAACTCTAACTATTGAGATTGAAAGACTTAACGCTTTATTAAGTAAAGCAGATGCAAAGGGAACTGAAATATCTACAGATGGCGACCCTGCAGTAGTAGTAGAAAACAAAGTAGAAAACAAAGATGCTACATTTTGGAATGGAATGTTAGCAAAAATAAATTTATAATAATTAAAAAAATAAAAAAATGGCAAATGTAGCAATAGATGGAATCGCAGCAGGAGGTGGAGCAACATACAACGGAACCTACGCTTCAAAGATTCTTTTAGAACCAATGTTTCACTCAGATGATATTATGAGAAATTATACTATCTATCCAAATGTGAAGTATAAGCAAAATATAGTAATGGCTCCTTCATTAAGCAGTATTACTGCAGTAAATGATGGTTGTGGAACAACAAATACTTGCGACCCTGCAGGATTTACAGTAATCCAAAAGCAGATTATGGTAGAGAATGTTTCTGTAAAACAAGTTCAATGTTGGACAGAATTTAAAGACCAAATAATTGTAGAGTCTTACAGAAATGGAGTAAATATGCCTGACTTAACAGGAACTCAGTTAGCTCAAGTAATTATTGATAGAGTAAGAGGAGGTATTCAGTCTGATATGGTAAGAAATATGTGGGCAGGAGATACGGCAGCAGCAGTAGTTGCTATTGACTGTACTTACGACTCAATGGGAGATGGACTATGGAAGAAATTATCAGCAGGAAGTGCTATTAATGGGGGAACTCAATTAAGAGAAGTAACAGGGACTTTAGGTGCAGCAGCAACTGAGTATGTTACTGTAGGAGCTACTTTACCTGCAGCAGATGCTGTTCTTGCACTAGAAGCTGTATTTAATACTGCTCCTTCTGCATTACAACAAACACCTGCTTCAGAAAAAAGAATTTTCTGTACTCCAAATATCTACAACGCATGGTATAGTGCATTAACTCAAGTTGCTTCAGCAGGTTCAGTTGATTACGGACATTCAGAAGCTCAATCAGGAAAAGCAAGATTATACTTTAGAGGTGTAGAATTAGTTCCTATGTATGAGTGGGATGTGGCCCTTACTGCTTTAGCAGGAGCAACTTTCCCTGCATTATTTACTGCAGCAACTGCAGCTATTGATGCTACAGCAGGTTGTATCTATGTAGCTAAAGAAAACTTACTTATCGGTACTGATGTTTCAGCTCCTTCTAACGAAATGAAAATGTTCTATGATGAGGTTTCTGACAATATGTACATTAGAGCAGGATTCACTATGGGCTTTGAGTATGGTTGGAACTCTTTAGTTAATGGAGTTTGTTTAGTAGACTAATTTAACAGTAAATAGGGTGGGAGAAATTCCACCCTAAATACTTTTTAACCTTTAAAAAATAAATAATGGCAATAACAAATGGAATAAATATAGGCTGTTCTGATTTACAGGCTGCAGGAGGGATAAGAAATATTCTTATTAGAACTTGGGAGTCAGGCGATACTGTTACCTATGTAAATACCGCTACTTCTCACTCAATTAGTAGCTTAGCAGGAACTTGGTTTAATTATGAGTTTAAGAACGAACTACCTTCTCTTACTGTTACTGCAGCTAAAGAAAATGGTTCTACTTCTTATGAGTGTGCCTTAAGCTTTATGATGCCTGAGATGGATGTTTCTAAAGCAGCAGCACTTCAATCTCTTATGGACACCTGTATGATGGTAATAGCAGTAGGTAATAATGGGAAAAATTATGTATTAGGTGTAAGTCAAAAATATAGTAATGAGAAGGCAGAAGTCAGAAATCAAACTTATGCTAGTATGACAGGAGCTGAAGGTGCTTCAGGAGCAGCATATAATGATGATAATGGATGGACTGTAACTATGGGATGTAAACAATGGGAAGCTCCAAGATTATATACAGGTGCTATAACATTGTATTCAGGAACAAGTACATCTACTACAACATAATAATTAATAATAATTTAAAAAATAAAATAATATGGGAGTAGCAGATGGAATGGCAATTAATTGTTCTGACTTACAAGCAGTAGGAGGAACAAGACTTATAGCAATAAGAAAATGGATAGATACAGATGTAGTTGTTTTTGATGACACAAATCACGATATAACATCTATTTTAGAGGTGGCAGCACCTGCAGAATGGGGTGTATATGAAAGTAGAATAGAATCTTCTTCATTAACTGTTTCAGCAACTAATGAGGGTAAATTTTTTACAACTTATGACTGTACTGTTTCTTGGTTTATACCGGGATTCACAGCAGCACAATTTAAAGATCTTCACTCTTTTGAGGGTGGGGATTGTTTAATGGTAATGGTTATTGATAATAATGATAATACTTCAGGAACTACAAATCCTTCAGCAGCTTTTGCAAGTAATAAAGTTATTGGAGTTTCAAACACTTTAGAGAATCAAGATTCTGCTGTAAGAACTCAACAATACTGTACTTTAAGGTCTATTGAGGGTGGAACAGGAGCAGCTTTTTCTGATGAGATTGGAGTTACTGTAACTGTAGGTTGTATGATGTATGAAACACCTAGAAACTATGCAGGAACTATAGCTTTAGGTGCTACAGGCTTAACTTTAGAAACAACAGCTTAATAATATATTTATAAGAGAGTGTTAGTTAATAACACTTTCTTATTAATATCTTTTTAATAATGTGCGACTGTAATAAAGAAAGAAGTGTAATTTTGACAAATATATATTTAACTATGGCAGAATATAAAGTAAATAGCAAGGTGGTAAAGGGAGTTAGACTTGCAGGGAATAAAAGTGTAGATTTTAGAACCGAATTAAGTCAAGCAGATTTAGCTTATGCTTATGAGGAATTGAATATAACAGATTGTATAGACAAAATTGATAAATCAAATGAAAAAAACACTAGCAAAAAATCCAAAAAAATCTCAAGTAAAGAGGACAACTCAGAAGAAAAGTAACACTTTTGAGTTTGGAGTATTTGACTTAACCGTTCCACCAAGTATTACTGAAGTAAAAGACCTTAACAGTCTTAATAATGAGTGGGTTCCTTTTGGGGATGACAACTTATTTCCTCAGTATTTAGCAGAGTTAAAGCGTAAATCCTCTACACATAGAAGTGTATTGGCTCAAAAAACTGTATTTACAAGTGGTGCTAAATTTGTTTGTGAGAACGAATCATTAAGAGCATTTATTGAAGATGTTAATGCAGATAAAGAATCTTTAAGAGATGTCTTTAAGAAATTAGCTGATGACTATTATACTTTTGGTAACGCTTATATGGAGTGCGTTATATATGATGGAGGTGTAAATCTTTATCATTTAGATGCTACTACAGTTAGAATGTCAAAAAGCAAGAAGGAGGTTTATGTTAATCCTGATTGGTGTAAGTATTGGAATCAAGATAAAAAAATAAAAAGACTACCTATATATCCTAGAGTAGCACACAATAAGTTCGTAGTACACTTTAAGGATTACGAGCCTACATTTAACTTTTACGGACTTCCTGATTATGTAGCAGCACTAGAGCATATCTGTGTTGATTACGAAATTGGAAAGTGGAATCATACTAAATTCTTAAATGGATTTCAGCCATCTGCAATCGTTGAGATTAGTGGAGATATGGGAGAGGAGGAAGCTCAGAAAATGGTACACGAAGCTCAGAAGAAGTTTGTAGGAGAAGGGAATAATGGTAAAATCCTATTTATAGTAAAGAATGGAGATACATCTCCTGCTAATGTTCAGATCATTAAAGATGACCAAGAAGGTAGTTGGATTGATTTGCAGCAAATTACCGACCAAAATATTATAACTGCTAATAGATGGCAGCCATCACTTTCAGGGATTGTTAGTTCAGGTAAAATGAATAATTCAGGTAGTGAGATTAGAATTGCTTATGACTTAGTAATGACTACAGTAATTAGAGATACTTCTGAGTTATTATTGAATGGTATAAGAACAGTTCTTTACAATGAGATGGGTTACGACCCTAAAGATTTAAAGATACATTACGAGCCACCAATCTCTTATTCTAATGATGTAGATATTAGGGAAATTTTAACTATAAACGAACAAAGAAGATTGATAGATGAAGATTTACCAATGCTAGAAGATGGAGATATGTTTGTTGCTGATAGAGAGGTTATAGTAGTTGAAAAAGATGATGATGGAGATGGAGAGGCTGATGAGAGAAAAGAAATAACTGTAGAACAATAAGATATGGGTAACACTAAACAATATAAAACATTAGTTTCAGCAGGAGAGGTAATTGAAAAAACCTTTACTAATAAGAATACTGACCCTGTGTTAGTTTCAGAAAACACTATTGTATTATCTGAACTTGCACATGTTAGGCCTTTACTTGGAGAAAAGTTTTATGCAGAATTAAAACTTCAGCACGATACAGGAACACTTACTGCTGACAATCAAGCCTTTATGACTTACTACCTAGAAGATACTTTATCTTGGTTTGTTAGGTTTGAGGTTGTTAATGATATTATGAGTAACATATCATCTAGTGGAGTTGTTAATAATATAGATGAATTTTCAAGAATAATAAGTCAAGATACATACAATACATTTAAACAAGATACATATAGAAAGGCAGATATATTTGCTAATGATATGATGGCTTTTTTAAATGGAACAGACCAAACAGGTTTATATCCTACTTTTGCTAGTAATAGACCTAAGAGTATGAGTGATACATATAAAAATCATGGGATGATATTCTATGATAGTATAT